AGATAAAAAATTAGAAATAATAAAAGATAATGTACCATTTTAAATAAAAACTATGAAAAAAAAATATCCAAAAGATTCTCAAGAATTATTGTCAGCTATTCTTATTCAAGAATTACCAAAATCTGAATTAAACAAAGTTATAAATTGTAAAGACAAAAGTTTTAAAAAAGAAATGATTGCTTATTGTAAAAAATTAGAAAATGTTGAAATACCAATTAAAAATTCTGATGTTTACAAAGATTTTGCAAAATTAATTAATGAAATTGAAATAAACATAATATGAATAAAAAAGAATATAAAGAAACTAGAGAATATATCTTAAATAAAGCTCAGGATATAATGGATGCTAAGCAACCAGAATACACAAACAAAAGTATTGATGTATTAAACAATTTTAAAACAACTGCGGAAAGTATAGGTATAAAACCTATGGAAGTTTGGGCGGTGTTCTTTAATAAGCATATACAAGCTATATTAAGCCATTCTGGTGATCCTAGTATGCATCAAGCCGAGCCAATAGATAGTCGCTATGCAGATGCTTTAAATTACCTATTCTTAGGGTTCGCAATGATTGTTGAGAATAATAAAAAATTATTGTTAGATATAGATCCTAATTTAAAAGATATAATATCCGGCACAGAATGAATAAATATTTAAAAGCTCAATCCTGGTGTTTAGAAAACAATATAAAAGTTTATATAGTTCCGATTAAAGGCAAAAAAAAATGTTATGTTGAAATAAATGATGATGGCCAATTAATTAGATCACCTAAAACTTATGCATATCAAAAATATGCAAGTGATAAAATATGGGATTTGTATTTATATTTGTACAATAAAAAAACTAAAAATGATTGAAAAAGTAAATATTAAACTTGTAAAAGAAAATAAAAATAATCCTCGATATGTTGTTGATTCTAAATTTAAAAAATTAGTTAAATCAATAAAAGAGTTTCCAGAAATGTTGGAAAAACGACCAATTATTGTTGATGAAAAAATGATTGTTTTAGGTGGCAATATGAGATTAAAAGCGTGTCAATCAGCTGGTTTATTTGAGGTTTATATTCATAAGGCAATTGGTTGGACCGAAAAACAAAAACAAGAGTTTATAATTAAAGATAATGTTGGCTTTGGTGATTGGGATTGGGATATTTTGGCAAATGAATGGGATGTAAAAGAATTAAATGATTGGGGTTTAAATTTACCAGAGTTTGATGAAATACAACTTGAAGCTGAAGAAGATGATTATACCGAACCAGAACAAATAAAGGTAGATGTTATTTTAGGAGATTTAATAGAAATAGGAGAGCATCGTTTACTTTGTGGAGACAGTACAGACAGCGACCAAGTGGCAAAATTAATGAATCGAGAAAAAGCTGATATGATTTTTACTGATCCTCCTTATGGAATGAATGCTGTTTCTAATAGTGGCGTGTTAAGTAAAAATTATAGTGGTGATATATTAGGTGATGACAATACTGATGCAGCAAAAAATTCATTTAAATTAATTTATTCATTATTTCCAAATGCAATTCATATTTGGTGGGGTGCAAATTATTATTCAAGCATTTTGCCAGATTCTGAATGTTGGATAGTTTGGGATAAAAATAATGGAGAAAGCGACCAAACAGATTGTGAACTTGCATGGTCAAATGCTAGGAGTGTTGTAAGACAATTTACAAAAGCATCTGAAAAAATAAACAGAGTACATCCAACACAAAAACCTATTGAATTAATTAGTTGGTCAATAAATAAATTTAAAAACGAAACAAAATTAATTTGTGATTTTTTTTTAGGGAGTGGTTCAACAATGGTAGCAGCACATCAACTTAAAAAGAAATGTTACGGCATGGAACTTGACCCTAGGTATTGCCAAGTAATTATTGATAGAATGTTAAAGCTAGATTCCAAACTAAGTATTAAAATAAATGGAAAAGAATATATAAAAACCTAACGTAAGAAGCCAGGCGAGAGCTATTGGCATTAGGTAATTAAAGGGGGTTTTACAACTCCCTTTTTTTTATGTATTTTTGTTAAATGGCAAATAGGCAAGTATCGACACATAAAAAAAGATTAATGCTCCAGGCATTAGAAAAAAGTTTATCAGTTGTTACAACGGCTGTTAGAACAGTTGGCATCAATAGACAAACACATTATAATTGGTTAAAGAATGATCCTAAGTATGCGGCGGAGGTCAAATCTATTGAGGATATTACTTTGGATTTTGCTGAAAGTCAATTACATAAACAAATACAAGAGGGTAATGTTACAGCAACAATATTTTTATTAAAAACAAAAGGAAAAAAAAGAGGGTATATCGAAAGGCAAGAGATTCAACACGATAGCACTATTGAAAGCAAACTAATTGAATGGACACCAGCCAAAGACAAAAAGTAACTGAGTATTGCAATAAACAATTTTACCAGGCGGTTAACTCAGAAAAAAGATTAAATATATTTCAAGGCGGTACAAGATCCGGCAAATCCTGGTCATTGATGCAATATTGTTTATACTTAATGACTACCGAAAAGAATCCATTAACAATATCAATAGTTAGAAAAACACTACCAGCACTCAAAAGGTCAGTTTTAAGAGATTTTTTACATATATCAAAGCAATTAGGTATCTATTGGAATGGCGTTCATAATAAGTCAGAAAACACATTTGATTTCAATGGCCATACATTAGAAATGTTCAGTGCTGATGATGCGCAGAAAATAAGGGGATCCGCTAGGGATATATTATGGATTAATGAGGGTAATGAATTATTCTTTGAAGATTACCAACAATTGGTAATGCGAACCAGAAAAAAGGTTTATATTGATTTCAATCCATCAGATCCAGTACATTATCTTTATGATCTAGCTGAGAGGGATGATGCTGCATTATTTATATCAACATACAAGGATAATAAGTTTTTGCCTAAAGAATTAGTTGATGAAATTGAAAGGATAAGGGAAAGAGATCCAGATTATTGGAGGGTGTATGGAGAGGGCCAAAGAGCGGTATTTAGTGAAAAGCAAATATTTAAGAATTGGAATTACATTCCTTATAAAGATTTCCCAGAATTAGATGATGAGGTTATTGGTATTGATTTTGGATTCTCTCAAGATAGTTTGGCAATTGTTAAAGTAAGTAAACATAAAAATAATTTATACATTCATGAGTTATTATATAAAAAGGGAATGACAAATAGGGATATTGCACAATTCTTAAAAAAAGAAAAATTAGATGATTTCATTTGTTATTGTGATAGTGCCGAGCCAAAAAGTATTGAGGAATTAAAGCAAAAGAGTATATGGGCAAAACCAGCCATCAAGGGTGCCGGTAGTATTAACGCTGGTATTAGCTTATTAAAAGAGTTTGATATTTATGTTAGTGAGGAATCAATTAACATTTTAAAAGAACAGCAATCATATGTTTTTGATGAATTAAAAGATGGCACGATTATTAATAAACCAAAAGCAAATCAAGCAGATCACTTGATGGATTCAATACGATATTGTGTTTATTCAAGATGGCGCAATCGCAATGATTTTTTTGTTGTATAATTAAGAATTAATTATTTTGTATTTTTACATAAAATTTTATATTAATGGCATCATTCTTTGATAGGTTTAAATCTATAATAAACACTAAATCACAAAACACAAACGAACAATATAACCGAGCAATTTACAATTGGTTAGGCAATACAATTGTTTGGAATACTGAAAATGATGAAACTTATATTAATGATGGTTACAGGAAAAATGCAACAATTTATTCAATTGTAAATATCATCACTAAGGCGGCATCAACTATCCCTTTTCACATATATGAAAAAGTAAATGACAATAGCTATAAGCGATATAAGGCGCTATCTAGTGGACTAAGCGATGCCAATGTAATGTATAAAGCTAATATGTTAAAGAAACATGCTTTGGTTGAGCTTGAGCATACCGAATTACACAAATTATTAGAGCGACCAAATCCAGCACAATCTTATGCCTCATGGATTAGTGAGGTTATTGCTTTTGGTAAATTAACAGGGAACCGATACATTTATGGTATTGGACCAGAGACAGGTGATAATATTAATAAATATACTGAGCTTTACGTTATGCCATCTCAGATAATGGAAATCAACTCAGGTGGTATCATGAAACCGGTTGAATCATACACCATCGAATATAACGGAACTTATCACATACCAGCTGAACAAATGTGTCATATAAAAGATTTTAATCCTTATTATGATGGTACCGGTTCACATCTTTATGGCCAATCACCCCTAAAAGCTGGTTTAAGGTCGATGACTACTAATAACGAGGCGACAGAAAGCGGAGTTAAGTTCCTACAAAATCAGACGGCTAGGGGTATTTTAATGAGTGATGAGGGTGATTTAAATGAGGTTCAAGCGCAACAATTAAAAGATAAGTTTAGAAAAAACCACCAGGGAAGTCAAAAAGCCGGTGATATAATTATCACACCAAAGAAATTATCTTGGGTTAACTTTGGTTTAAATGCATCTGATATGAGTTTGATTGAGCAATACAATGCCTCAATTAAAGATTTATGTAATATTTATAATGTGCCAGTTCAATTATTAAACAATACTGAATCCAGCACTTATAACAACATGAAAGAGGCAAAGAAAGCATTATATCAAAATTGTGTTATTCCAGAGCTTGTTAAGATACAAGATGAATTGAATCGTTGGTTGGCTCCAATGTATGGCGATAACATTTGTATTGAATATGATTTTAGTGTCATTCCAGAGTTACAAGAGGAAACAGACAAGATTGTTGATCAGATGTCCAAAGCGTGGTGGTTAACTCCAAATGAAAAAAGAGCGGCAATGTCTTACAGCCACGATGAGGAAAATCCAATATTAGATGATTATTATATCCCAGCTAATTTAATTCCTGTTAGTGGTGAGCCAATAGATATGCCGGAACCACAACCAGCTGAAATCTCAGAGGATAAAAAAAAAACTCCAATAACTAATATTGAAATAAAAAAATTAGTACCCGGAATGACCGATGTCTTTACTACAAGACAAGAGGCCGAGGATAGAGCTATTGAATTAGGTGGGGAGGGTAGTCATTCACATGACATGGATGGTGAATTGGTTTATATGCCATTTAAAACTCATAATGAGTATATAAGTGCGATAGAGGATGAGAAATATCATGAGGATAAACCACACGATGATGAGTATAAGGCAGAGGTCTCGGCTAGAGTTGAAAAGGCATTAAAGAAAAAAGCTGATGATCACAACGATTCGGTTAGTGCGAAATCAAAAAAAACATCATTAGGAACTTTAAAAAAGGTTTTTAATAGAGGTGTTGGCGCTTATAATACCAACCCTAGTAGTGTTCGGCCTAGTGTATCAAGTCCGGACCAATGGGCTATGGCTAGAGTAAATTCATATTTATTCGCCCTTAAAAATGGTAAATATAAAGGAGGTAAACATGATACAGATTTATTGCCAGAGGGCCATCCAATGAGTTCTAAAAAAGAATCTAAAGCCGAGGGTTATGATGACTATCCGCAAAGTGCTACTAACAACGCTAAAAGAGTTAAAAATTGGATTGATAAATATGGGCGTGACCAGGTTGATGGAATGACAACTATTGGGCTTTCAAGGATGAACCAATTAATCTCAAGGGAAAAACTTTCGTTATCAGTTTTGAAAAGAACTTTTAGCTTTTTATCTAGAACCAAAGGTGGTGGTTATAATAAAATAAATCCAAAGTTTAAAGACACGCCATGGCGAGATAAAGGTTATGTTGCTTATCTTGGGTGGGGTGGTGAATCGATGTTAAATTATGCCGAGAGAAAGTTAAACCAATTAGATAATGAATAATGCCAATACCAAAACCAAACGAATCAGAAAGACAGTTTATTGCTAGATGTGTTATAGATGATGAGGCAACAAGGGATTTTCCAGATGTTGACCAGCGTGTTGCTTTTTGTTATTCTCAATTTGAAAACAAATCAAAACCAATTTATAAAAACAATTCTTTAGATAATAATTATTTAGCATCATTAGATAATCAAATAAATATTGTAGAAAATAAAAACATAAAAACCATTACAAAATATTATGAAAAGAATTATAACCAGGGTGTTAAGAATTTTAATGATTTTGGTATAACAAGATATGAATCATTATTTACTTTGGATTCATTACAAAAAGAATATGAAAAAATGTATGTATCAATTGGCAATCATATCGCCAAATGGTATTTTAAAACATTTGAAAAGTATATAAAAAAAGCGGATTCAAAACCTTATGAAAGCGAGTGGGAAAAAGCATTTGCAACTTATGGCGGTCAAGTGGCTGCAACTAATGTCACAGGTGTTGCTAATACAGCTAAAAAAACATTAATAAAGATTACACAACAATTAATGAGAGATCCGGAGTTTATGAGCTTAGGAGCGCAACAAAAGGCCAGGATATTACGTTCTAAGTTTAAACATTATAGTAAATTTCAAGCGCAAAGATTAGTAAGAACTGAAAGCACAAGGGCCGCAAACTTTGCCGCTGAAAAGAGTGCCACAACATTATTTTCTAAAAATGATTTATCTAAAAGATGGCTAACTGTTATGGATGGTAGGGAGCGCCCATGGCATGAGGCGGCTAATGGTCAAACAGTTCGAATGACTGATAATTTTATTGTTGGTGGTGAGGAAATGCCACGACCTGGCGAGGGTTCGGCTAGAAATGTAATTAATTGTAGATGTCGAATTATACCAATTCCAGATGAGGGTGCTATTCCAGTAACTGAATTAGATAACATTGGTGTTGGATTAGGTAATCAAAGAATACCAGAATTTACATTGACAAATATTGTCAATCCAGTATTTGAAACAATTATAACAAGAGAAATCATCGATGAAACAGATGAAAATAATTAATAATAAAAAATTACTAATTTTGTAAAAAATATAATTATGAATTTTATATACAAATCAGCACCAATTGGGGATGAAATAATTGATTTAGATGAGAAAAATAATATTGTAAAAGGTTATGGATCTTATTTTGACAACAAGGATAGTGACATGGATATTATTAGGCGTGGTGCATATCAAAAAACAATTCAAGAGAATGGCCAAAGAGTAAAGTATTTATATCAACACGATATGATGCAACCAATTGGTAAAATGAATGAGCTTTTTGAGGATGAAAAAGGATTGGTATTTACAGCCGAGATTCCAAAAACTCAATTAGGTAATGATGTGATTGAGCTAATGAAAGCCGGTGTGATAACTGAAAATTCAGTTGGTATTATGCCAATTGTAAAAGAAATGATGAATGATTACAGAGAAATAAGAGAGGTTAAACTATATGAAATAAGTGCCGTTACGATGGCCGCTAATGACCAGGCAAAGATATTAGATGTAAAAGGAATGGTCGATATTGATAAGGTTTACAAGCGATATGATAACATTTGTAAGCTACTAAGAAAAGGCAACATATCGGATGATATGGGATATGCCCTTGAATCAGAAATACTTAAACTCAAAACATATTTCATTAATGCTACTCAGCCAGTTCAGGAAACTACTGAGCCAGTCGAAAAAAGTCAAGAGGTTGATATTTACAAATATTTAATTAACAAACTTTAAAATTCTATTAAAATGAATGAAAATGTAAAAAATCAGCTTGACCAATTAGGCGATATTATCGATGCTAAATTGGAAAAAGCTCATGGACAGGCAGTTGAATCAGCAACTGGCAAGGCAGATGATGCTCTAAAAGGAGAGATCAAAAACCTAACACAAAAATTCACTGAGAGAATGGATGCTATTGAAGTATCTAACAAAAAGAGATTCGAAGCATCTCAAAAAGAGGATAAATCATTTGGTGGCAACTTAACAAAAGCTATCAAAGAGGGTGCTTTAGATTCAATGAGAAATGGCTCTAACAGATCATCAGCATTTGAAATAAAAGCTGATATGACTGTTGCGGCTGACTTTACTGGTGATGTAATACCACCACAAAGAATACCAGGATATAAATTCGATCCTACAACGCCACAAAACATCAGACAACTTATTCCTATTGGTTCAACTAATAGTGATGTTGTAAGATATGTTAAAGAAAGCGGATATAGTAATGGAGCAGCGGCTGCGGCTGAGGGTTCAACACTAGGTCAAACTGACTTTGACATGACTGCAACTGATGCTAATGTTAGAAAAATTGGAACGTATTTAAGAATATCTGATGAGATGTTACATGATACGCCTCAAATTTCTAGTTACCTATCAGCTAGAGTACCGGCAAAATTAATGGAGGTTGAGGATGACCAAATCCTTGGCGGAAATGGAACAGCTCCAAACCTAGATGGTTTTTATAACTCAGGAACTAACTTTGATGTTTCATCTAATGGTAAATTTTATCAATCAGTTGAAGCGGCAAATGAATTTGACGTATTAGTTGCGGCAATCAACCAATTACAGATTGCTAATTACAAAGCTGATTATATCTTATTAAACCCAACTGATTTTCATAAAATCCTATTATTAAAAGATAGTAATAATAACTATCTAAAGGATCAAGTTTATCAAGGGTTACAACCTAATTTCTTAGGTGTGCCAATCGCTGTAAATAACGAAGTTAACCCTGGAACATTCCTAGTTGGTAACTTTGGACAAGCGGCTCAGTTATGGGTTAGAGATAACGTATCTGTTGAGTTCTTTACAGAGGATGGAACAAACGTAAGAGATGGATTTGTTACTGTAAGAGTAATGGAAAGAGTTGCACTTGCAACATACTTGCCGAATGGTATTATCGATGGAACATTCAGCACTGCAAAAGCAGCACTAGAAACTCCGTAATAATAACTATTATACTAATTAAAGGGGTATTTATTACCCCTTTTTTTATGGAGTAAAGTGAAATAATAATAAAATAAATGCAAAATATATTTGTTATTTAAAAAAATTCTTTTATATTTGGAGTATAATTAAAAACAAAACAAAATGACAAAAATTAAATTTACATTAAAACAATTAAAAATTATTGATTCAGCT